CGTTGAGAGAGATAGTGTAGAGTGACATGTTTCCTCCTATTTTGTGTTTCGCTCTTTTGAGCTCATCAGGCGGGACACACATCCCGCGACACGTTCGAGCGGTTTCATCCTGACTCTGGTGCATTTTATATCCCGGCCTGCATCCCCCGGTGAGTCAGTGGCGTTCCCGACCCTCACAAGACGTATCGGCCTCTCTCGGAAAAACTTGAGGCTGTCAAGCAAGTTTTTTTTTGGGACTGTGATTCCGAGGGCTTGTCCGGCTCTCGCTGCCCGGCAGGCCTCAGCCCGACCCGGCCAGCCCGGCAGGCCTCAGCCCGGCTCGGCTAGCGGGGCAGGGGGGGACTGGCCAGCCCGACCTCGTCGCCCCGGTTGCGCCGACCGAGCGATTCTCGGCCGAGACCGGCTTCGAGGAAGGGGGCAAGTGGGGCAAGGGTGGTGGGGCAGGGGGAAATTGCCTGTCCACACTGGGGGTTAGGTACCCCAAAAGGCCTTGACCGCAACCCCCTGGAAGTGCTAAACTCGTTGTACGATGTGTGTACTACAAAGGAGAAGACCATGACCGACACCACCGAGCCCGGCAGCCTCGAGGCCGTCAAAGACACTGTCCGGCTGATTCTCGGGCACCACGGCCGTATGATTGCCGGGTCCAAGTCGACCTACCGGAAGAACTTTCCTAAGAATCTTGTGCTATTCAACGCCAATGTCATCGTGGAGGGGGCCGGCAAGGTCTGGCACGGCGACCTGGATATCACCCGGGACGAGGCTCTGCTAGTCCGGCTGGCAGAGTTAACCGACCGAGAAGTCTATGTATTGCAGGAAATGGACGGCAGATTCGACAACGAGGGCAGCCCGAAAATCAACAAGGCTATCTACAAAGTCAGCCGGGTCCCTCTGTTCCACTGGCATATCTTCCTTGGCGAGTCCAAGAGCGAGTACTACGTCCGGCACCGCCGGTCAGGCATAATCCAAGAGAGGCCGAGTCCAAGGAAGAAGCAGACCGTGTCAGGCTGAGACGAGGCGAGGCTGCAAGCCGAGACTCCCGAGTGAGCGCTAGCGAAACGAAAGAGCCCAGCTAGGGGGATAGCTGAGCCCAGGGGGGGGGAGGAATGTGGTAGCCACTTGACAGCGACCACCGTTTTAGTTATACCAAGAGCGGGGACTTCTGTCAACGGAGGAATAGAAGAATGTTCAAGGAATTAAAGGTACCTAACGGACCGACACTCAAGTACAAACTGCCACGCGACCTCGGCAACCAGACTCAATGGTTCCGCACACGATTCTACAACGACCAGCTGAACAACACCGCAAGACTACAAAAGAATAGACTGCCAATCCTCGGACTGCAGAACATGCTTTGCCTGGACTTCGACGCCAAGGACTACCCGGCCGGATGGACAGCGCAAAGACTGCAGAACGCTTTGGAATTCTCGCTGCCATACGCCCTAGTGACGACCTCAGTGTCGGGCAACATCAAAGCATTCGTCGTACTGGACAAACACATCGAGTCAGACAACATCGAAGCCTTCCTGAAAGAACTGCTTCCGGAGACACTGCACTTCTTCGACAGAGCCGGAGCAACCAGAGTCTACGTCAACGAAAGACTGGTCAATGAACTCTCTGACTGGCTGGCCTCCGCCCCGCCGACCGTGTCCGTCAAAGGAGGGCCCGGCCAAGGGCAGGAGGAGGGTAGGACTATCCTTAACACAGTAAGCAAGACAGTGACTTACTACCAGTCCTCCCTAGACCAGCTAGCCCCTGAACTGCGTCTCTGGGCTAAGACAGAAGAGCGTGTCCAGCTTCTCCAAATCCTGACTGCTTGCTGGGGCCTTCTGCAGTCCTTCAATCTGCCTCTCGAGAAAATTGCTGTCCAGCTTGGCGTTAGCCCTATGTCTGTCAGCCGTATGCTCAAAGAATTGAAGGCTCTCAAGGTGATAGAGTGCATCGACCACTCCTACCAATGGGGTGTCAAGGCTAAGACTTACAAAGCTCATGGCGTCCTTTACAAGGCTATCCAGGCCCATAAAGCCGCCCACAAACCATCGAGTACTCTGCGCAAACCCTTGATTTCCTCGGTTCGTCCCGGTATGTTCTACAAGGACATGCTCTCTGCCCTCAATCGGTTCGACTCCGAGGATGTATTCATCCGCTGGGTCTCCCGGCTCCAAGGGCTCACAGAGAAGCGACGCAGAGAGGCTCTGAAATATGCACGCTGTCACTTCCGCAAGAAAGCGGCCTAGACTCGGCACCATCAAGTTAAGGCATTATAAAGTTCTCTTTATCCTACTTTATGGAAATTATGATTTCTTTGAGCGGTTCGGCGAAGGCTATATGAGAATCAACATACTCACTGCCTGCCGAACCCTCGGCATGAACCATGCCCGGTTCTACGAAGACCTTGTCATGCTGCAGCAGCGAGGCGTCATCAATCAACTAACCCGCATTAGAGGCACTGTCCTCTTTCAACTTGAGGAGCCACTATGGAACGAAAGAAACCGGTATTCGAGCGCGATTCAGGACATCCAGGTCCGGAAAGCCAGACAGAAGAAAACGTCATTGGCAAACTCATAGCCGACACCTTTCGTCCGACAGAGTCACAGCGCAAAGCCAAAGCCGCCTTGCTGGCGTTCCTGGCTGACCCTGAGACCATGCTCTTCGACCTCAAGAGCCTGACCGTAGACCGGGCCATCTCCCTGACCGGCATCCCTGCGCTTAGGACTTGGTGGAATCAGCCGGGCTTCCGAGCCTGGTTTATAAACAAGGAAGAATCTAGACAGAAAATCAAGTTCCTTACAGACAAAGCTTTGGAAGCGGCCGTCCAAATCCTGGACGACCCAGACCCCCGTGCCTCCTCGGCCAAAGTTAACATCTTGAAAACTCTACTGGCCTTTGAGGCGCAGGAGCAAGCACAGAAGACCAATACCAAGTTCGACAATATGGATATCAACCAGTTGCGTGGGTTCTTGAAACAAAATGCTCATCTGATTAGACCATTGCTTGAGGAAGAAAAACCTGCTATTCTCCCCGAAGCTTTAGAGGAGTCAGACGATGCAGCCACTACCGATTAAGTCCATAAATAAAGTCAGGCATCAGTACTCCGTACTACTGACTACCGGTATCTCGGTTGTCATCCCCGCTGAAACCTGGGAAGCAGTCTACACCGAAGACGGCTCTGTCACGGCGTATTACTTCTATATCGACAAACGTAAAATCCTATCCTTGGACGCCGTGGATGTGCGAAGCATCGGCGACGCAGAGCTAGTCGCCACAGAGGCGCTGCATAAGGCTCTGACCAAAGGCCCGCGTCGCAAGAAGAAAGCTCCTCTCGAATGAGCCGCGACGCCCTGCTTCGGCAGCTCGCAGCCGCTGCTGAGCAACTCAAAACCAAAGAACTCCTCGAAGCCTTCGACCCGACCCGGCCAGGCTCCAAGCCGACCGACGCTCAACAGGAAATCATCGACGCCGTCCTGCAACGCAAGAGACGGTACATCGTCGTAAGAGCAGGAAATCAGTCGGGAAAATCCTCCACCGGCGCTAAGGCTTTCGCTACAATGTTCCGCGAAGACGGCGTAAGCTGGAAGCGACCCGACCACTGGCACGACTCTCTGCAATTCTACATTCTCGGCCGTACTTCAAAGCAGGTCGAAGAGTCTCTGCACCAACGAATCATCCGCCACATCCACGAGCCAGACTCTATCCGGGAAATCCGTCAAGGCGGCGCGTTGCAGAAAGTCATCAACAAGCACAACGGCAACACAATCCTCTACTTCTCTCACCACAACACTAACCAGGCTCAGCAGGCCGTGCAGTCCTTCACAGGCCATGCCGCTTGGTGTGACGAGCTCCCTGCGTCTTCTCGTATTATCGAGGAAACCTCTAAGCGTATTCTCGTCAATAAAGGGCCTATGCTCCTGACCTTCACCCCCAAGATACCCAATCCCGAAGTCAAACAGTTCCTGGACTCGCTTCCGCCCGAGCTAGCCATGACCATCCGTATCAACATGCTCGACAACCCAGCCATCGACGACGAAGAAAAGCAAGTCCAGCTCGAGACAGCCAGGGTTATGGGCGAGGCAATGATGAACACCATCCTCCACGGCGACTGGCTGGTCGGCGACAGAGGGGTCTACAACTTCCGGCCTAGCATTATCCGTAACCCCGTCGGCTACAGCCCAGCCTGGCGTCATGTAGAGTCTTCAGACCCTGCAGCCGCCTCCGAGCACGGCCTCATCGTGGCAGCCGAGGACCCTGCGACAGGCCATTGGTATGTCATCCGGGCAGACTACCTCCGTTCCAAGAACCCCAACGAGACTATCAACGAGGTCATGCGGCGCACTGCAGGCCTCAACATCGTACGGCGTATCTACGACACAGCAGCTACCTGGTACATGCAGCTCGCGGCCGCGCAGGGCATCAGCTACATGGGCGTCTACAAGAAGTCAGACCGCAAGCTCGACATGATTAGTGCCACAAACCAAGCCCTCGGCGTCAATCTCTTCGTGGCCGAGTGGTGCTCGGACCTGCAGGACGAGCTACAGTCAGCCCAGTGGTCTGAGGTCAATCCAACCAAAATTGCCCATGCACACAACTACCACCTCTGCGACGCGCTCAACTACTTCGTAGACAACCGTCCGAAATACGAAGGAAACGTCGTCGACCACAAGAAGACCTGGGACCAGCAAATCCGCGAATATAACCAACAAAAGAACAGCAAGGCACAGACTCAGACAAAAATCAAACGCTCTGCATGGGGGAGACCATGGACTCGCTGGTAACTTTCGTTATACTCTTTCTTCTGCAGCTTATGGTCTTCGCAGGACTTTCTATCTGGACATCCCGACGCATAGCACAAATGCGCCGTGTAGCCCAAGCCCTGCAAGACTACAACAATGTACTAAATGTAGCCCGAGGCACTAGGAGGTTTCATGTACGGAAAGAATGGATGCGGGTGCCAGGAATGCAGAAAAAAGGAAAGGTCACAGACTATGCGGGAGACTGGGTCGGACTCACAAGAGAAAGAGTACAACAACTCCAACAAGACTACTTCCAAAAGCGAAGAAAAACAAAGTTTGATTAAGTTGCTTCTTATTCGTTTTCCGGGTAAAGTACGGAAGCAAAAGAAGAAGGGGTAACCAATGATTCTCGACCTCTGGGACTCCAAGGAAAAAGCAGAGCAAGAACTAAAGAAGCGACTCGAGTTCGCCAAGATGGCTCGTCGCAAAGAAGAAGCGCAGTGGGAACAGAACGAACGTGCAGTCTTTGCCTCCCGTTTCGAGGAGTTTTTCACAGGCGGCGACGTCAATCTTTCGTTCGAGTCCGTCTCCGAGCTAGGCCTAGCCCCAGTTGACTCCTCCGCGTCCAACATTGCAGCCAACTACGTCATGAAGAACATTCGCTTCTTCCACTCACAGATGTCTGCCAACCCTCCGACGGTCGTACCACGCCCTCTGACTTCAGACCGTGACGACCGCCGCAGAGCAGACGCTGCAGATAAACTCGTACGCTTTGGTATCCGTCAATATAAGATGCAAGAGACCCAAGACCGCGTCAATCTCAATACACTCATTTACGGCAACGGCTTCGGCAAGACAGTTATGGACCCTGACAAGGGCGAGATTGTCGACTACAACGAGCAGACCAATGCGGTCAAGACCGAAGGCGACTTCTCCTACACCGTTCCATCCGTGTGGTCTATCTATCCAGACCCAGATGCGCACACCTGGGACGAAGTCCGCTTTGTCTTTGAAGAAATCCCGATGCGCTACGAAACCGCATGCAGACTCTTCCCAGACAAAATGAAAGAGATGGAAAAGTATCGTCTCAGAACAGCAGACGAGACAGCAAACATGCCGGCCTCCCGCTCGGCCATCGGCAACAAGCACTACTACGACATCGTTCGTGTCTATCAGTACTGGGAGACAGGCACGCCAGAGAACGGCATGCAAGGCCGCTATGCGTGGTGCCTCGAGGACGGCTGCCTCCTAACCGAGCTCAGCGTATCCCCGCACCGCTTCCACACAGTAGCTAAGGACGGCAGGCAAGGCGCTCCCTACGCTAAGCTTCCCTACCATCTCCTGACAGACATCGACGTGCCAGGCACTTACTGGGGCAAGTCTGTAGTCGCCTACGCTGCAGCCCTGCAGGACGTTATCAACCGTCTCGACAACGTCATGCTAGATATCCTAGCAGCCCACGGCGTAGCCAGACTGGTCATGCCAGAATCGGCAGAAGTCGCTAAAGGTTCTATTACAAACTCACCCTGGGATATCATCAAGTACACCGGTGCAATTCCGCCAAACTTCATGGAACCCCTGCCCATGCCTGCGGCTCTTCCTAATATCCGCGACCGCATGAAGCAAAACCTAGACGATATCATGGGAATCACCGAAGCACTCATGGGTCAGCAATCCCGTGAGACCTCCGGCTTCTCGATGCAGTACGCTGTCGAGCAGTCCAACATGATTCGCCGGCGTCTGTTTAACAAATACGTCGGATTTGTCGAGGCAGTTTACAAGGACTTTCTTTCAGTTGTCCGGGAACACTGGAAGACTCCCAAGACTATTAAAGTGCTCGGCAAGGAAAGAGCATTCGAGACCGTGGACTTGCAAGGCGCAGACATCCAAGGCGGTTTCGACCTGGTTGTAGAATACGGCACAAGCTTCTCTCTCGACCCAATGGCTCGTCGCCAGGAAATCTATCAGATGATTCCGCTTCTCAAAGAAGCAGGCCTGACAGCCCGTGCCATCCTTGGCATGCTCAAACTCAACGAGCTGGACTCCTTGGTGGATAGAACACAATTAGCTGCCATAAGACAGCGAGAAATATTCGAGCGCATGATTGCCAACCAGACTTACATTACGCCACGCGAGTTGCAAGAACACAATGCAATGCTCGAAGAAGGCTACACTTACGTCATGTCTGCCGAGTACGATGCTCTGCCAGAGGCGGACAAAGCACTCGTGGACAGACACATCAAAGAACGCGAAGAGATGGCAGCCCAAAGCCAGGCCAGCGCCCAGGCTCCAGCCAATCCTCTCGCAGCCTTGATGGGCGGAGCCCCTCCCGCGCAATAATGTTTGACTTGTCCCTAGCTTCCGTGTAAAACAGCCGTGTGTGTACCCAACAAAGGAGAAAAACACATGGCTACGACCGTCGACCCGAAAGCAGGCAGTGCAAGCATGTCTGATATTGTTCTTGAGTCCATGCAGGAGCTCCAGAACGATGCAGACCCAACCCTTAGTATGGAGCCCGACTACCTTGACTCGCCAATGTCCGACGAAGACATCGAGAAAGAACTCGCAGGGACACAGAGTCCGACCGAGGAACAAGGAGCAGAAGAGCAAGCCGCTGCCGCCCAATCAGGAACTACAGACAGTCCAGTCGATTCCATCCGAGTTGAACTTGCCGACGGAAAATACGCAAGAATCAAAGTCGACTTCTCAGACAAAGAAGCAGTCAAAGGATTCATCGCAGAGCAATACGCAGCCGCAAGACGAGCGGAAAGCCTTGCTCAAGAGATTGAGACCATCCGGCCCGATTACACGGACCTAAAGACCTCGTTCGAGCGTATCGAAGCCGCAGCCGAAGAAGGTGCAGAATCTCTAATCGACCTGCTTTACGGAAAAGAAGGCTCTTTCAAAGCCCTTATCGACGCAGAAATCCAGCGCCGCGAACAGCGCCAGTACGCCACCCCGGAAGAACTCGCCTTGTGGGAGCGCGAAGAGCAGACCAAAAAAGCGCAACGCCTTACTGCTAAAGAGAAAAGACAGCTTGAGGCAGAAAAACAAGCTATCGAAGCCGAGCGTACCAGAGCCCGCGAAGACGCACTCTACTCGCGTCTCGAGCGTCAGTTCAACGCTGTCCGGGTAGACGGCCTGGTAGGCGACTCTGACCTAGAAGACTTTATCAATAAGGCTATCTGGCGGGAGTCCATCGAGGAGCTGGTCAAGGTTGAGGAAAAGAACCCTAATATCCCCGACGCAGCCATCAAACAAATCATGTCTGATATCGCTGGTAAAGTGCGAAACAAGTTCACTAAGACACAAAAAGAAGTCGTATCCAAGGCAGTCGAGTCCACCAAAACTACGGCCCAACAAAAGGTAGCAGCTAAGGCTACTTCCGCTGCAAGCCCTAGTAGACAGGCTACCCAAGATGCTGTTAACTCAAAAATTGACGCCGGAGATATAAGAGGTTTAACCCGGCTCTTACTACGGGGCCAGTAATTTCCGGCTCTAATTTTGGAGGTTCTCGTTCATGGCTATCAATAATGTGGATTCACTCTTACTCGGTAAACTCTTGCAGATTACCTTCTCGAAAGGCTTCCGCCGCCAGTTGGTGCGCGACCATAGAGACTGGGAATCTGTTAAGCAAATGACAGTCGGTATGCCTGGCGGACGTGAGCATCGCTTCATGTTCCAAGTCGGCGGTGGACCAGCTGCTATTCAGTACGCAGCAATCGGTTCTTCCGGCCCATTCCCTGCAGCTCAGCGCTCTGCAGTAGAAGAAAAAGTAGCAATCTTCAAAGAACTCAACGCTACAATCGAAATCGACTACATGCTGTTCGAGCGCCTCAAGATGGCTCCTGCTAAGTACGCAGACAACCTGGCTATGGAACTCGAAGACAAGCTCGTGTATCTGAAGCGCCGTGTAGCCGCTGACCTTTATAACGATGGTCTCGGTGTTCTCGGTACTGTTGCTTCTGTTGCAGATGCAGGCATCGCGCAAGGCAAAGTCGAAGTGACTTTGAGCGTTCTCGCTTCTTCTCGCGGCCACGTCGGCTGGTTCGAGTACGACGACCTTCTCCTGAACTGCGACCCAGATGGTACTGCAGACATGGCTGCAACCGCAGTTGCATGGAAAGTCGTTTCTATCGACCGTCCTAACAACAAAGTCACTCTCCAAGCTATCAACTCTTCCGGCGCTCCTGTCGCTCTCGCGAACGTCGCTGCTTCGTCAATCGACGCTTCTGACCTTCTTTATCGCGGAACGACTTCGGCTTCGCACAGCCGTGTTGACTTGACTGATGGTACACCTCGCGTTTTGATTGGTGGTAACCTTGTTGCGCAAGACTACGGCACAGCTACCGAAATCATCGCAGGACTCGGCGCTCTCGTTGCAAACGACGGCCGTCAAGTTCACGGAATCACCATGAGCGGCGTAACCGGCTCGACTATCAAGGACTGCGGTGCTTCTGCCATCGACGTGACCCACATCCAGCAAGCACTCTCGCAAGTCAAGACTGCAGTTGGCCAGGGCCGTTACAAGTACAGCTCACTCCTCTGCGCTCCTGAAATGCTCGACAGCCTCATCGAAGGCCGCGAAACCGACCGTCGCTTCAACTCTGTCGAAGACGCTACTCGCGGTGTCCGCAAGTTCATCTATCAGCACGCTGAAGATGCAGTTGAGTTCGTGACTTCCGAGTTCTGCAAGAAGACCGAAGCGTTCTCCCTCCCAAGCGGCAAGGGCGAAGAAAGCAAGGTTATGGAATTCGTTGGAACAGACTTCAAGGCAGTTGAAGTTCCTGGTTCTTCGAGCAAGTTCCACCTGCGTCCTACAAGCGGCGGCGGACACGAGAAGAAGCTTGTGAGCTACATGTTCGGTCTGGGCGTCCTCGTGAACCAGCATCCGAAGGCTTGCTTGAAGATTCAGAACTTCACGGTGTAAGCCAGGCTTCCTGAAGCCAGACTGGGAGAGCATAGCCTCCCCCTTTTTCTTAGGAAAAGATATCACCATGGGTATATTAAATAGGATAAAAAGTGCTGCGAATAAAGTAGGAGATGCAATAGCAAAGCCGGTGTACAAAGCCGGCGATGCCGTTGCTCGGGCTACAGGATTAGACAAAGTCTCAATGCCTCGCGTCAAAAAATCCAAGAAATCTAGGCAAAATACGGCACCAACTTCAACTAATATTTTGAACAAAATCGGTGATATTTTAGCTGCTCCAGTAAATGCAGTCGAAAACGTAGTGTACAAAGCCGGCGATGCAATTGCAGGCGCTACTGGGCTAGACAAAGCTGGAATAAGAAACCCTGTTGCCCCCATGTATCAAGATACAGTCAGGGGTATTAAAGATGTCGTTCACGGAGCAGGAGATGTTCTTGCAGGAGACGTAACAAAAGGTGCCAAAAAAGTTGGCTCAGCTGTGGTAGATACATTTGTTTCACCCTTAAAAGCAACTCGTAATAGTATTTACGATGCTGGTGATGTTATCGCGGCCAAGGCCGGTTGGGATAAAGGTGGAAAAAACACTATCGAGGAACTTGGTCCAGCCCCTAAGAAACCAGAACAATCAGCCCCTAAGAAACCAGAACAACCAGCCAAGACTCCGATGGAAAAAGCAAAAGAAGCAGAAGTTCCACCACCTCCAGGTTCTTCTCCAACCAAACCACGAAAAGCACTAAGTCCAGAAGAGAAAATAAGAATAGAGTGGTCCGTCAGCAACCGAACACGCGACCAATACATTGAAGAGCAAAAACAATTACTCAAGTCAGGCAAAATAACAAGCGACGAATACATCAATAACATCGACGCTTTTGACCACTTATCCCGGAAAAGAAGATACACTCAAAAAAAGGTAAGTGAGACAAAGTAGTGAGTGCCAACATCAAGGAACTCATAGAACGCAAAGGAATGCCGCAAAAACAAGCAGTTGCTGTGGCTCTCAAGACTGCCGGCAAGTCGAAGTACGACAAGGGTAGCGAAAAGAAATAGACCAAAGACAGGCAGCTCGCTACAGAAGAGAGTACGACAGAAGGCGGAGGTAAGTAGTCATGCGTTGGAAAAAACCTAAATGGGTTAAGAACATACAGAAGGGTGCACAGAACGTCGCTAACAAAGTCGGAGGCGGTCTAAAGCAAGTCAATAAAAAAGTAATCCAACCCGTAACTACGTCTGCCCCAATAAAAGCAATCCAAGCCGCAGCCCAAAAAGCAGCTGATGCTACCGGCGATGTACTCCGAGGCGATAAAAGCGTATTCGGAACGGACATGAATCAAAAACCAGGACCAAAGGGCGAAAGCACGACATCCCTTGTGGACGACGGCAGTGGTCAGCAAAGAGCTGCACGTCAACTAGAAGCGGATATGAAGATGCAAAAGGCGCTCAGCGGAGGACTAGCAAGACAAGGAGCTATGGTCGACAGACGCATAGACGCTGCAGCCGAGAGAGACCTTCAGAGTGGTAAGCTTAGGCCAGTTTTTCAAAACACACCCATAGACAATGTGAGTATTCCAGTCATCGACAATCTCCGTAAAACCCTAGCAAGTGGTGGGTCTGGTGTTCTGGCACTGCCGGATGTTCCAGACGAAGAAGAGCCCATCCCTCGCAAGCAAGCTTCGGATAAAGTAGCAGCAGCTGGGGATATCATCGACCCAGAAACACTGGCTCGTATCAGAGCAAGGCTTAACCAGGCTAAAGAGAAAGTAGTCGAGACAGGGACAGCCGCAGCCAAAACAGTCCGGGATACATTCAGAGAAGGTATAGACGCGATGGACGTTAAAATCTTCCGCGCTCGATTCCCCGACGCACATCCTACCGAGGTCGAAGCATTCAGAAGAGCCGAGGCCGCGGGGGATAAGAAAGAGATGGAAAGACTAAATACGCTAATGGAATCTAGACAAAAAAGAGGTAAATAGTATGCCACTAAAAAAAGGTAAGTCAGACAAAGTCGTGAGCTCAAACATCAAAGAACTTATGAAACGCAAAGGAATGCCGCAAAAACAAGCAGTTGCCGTGGCTCTCAAGACTGCCGGCAAGTCGAAGTACGACAAGGGTAGCGAAAAGAAAAAAGACTAAGTACAGTACAACCGGGTGGCAGTTGCCCTAGTTTCAGCTGCGTAACAACCCTCTAAGGAGACGTCCCATGGCAATCAATTTGAAGTCAGAAGCAGACAAAGCAGGCAAGCATCCCTCCCGCCGGTTCGGCCAACGCGAGCGCAAACTGCTCGAGTCAGTCGCAGCCTCGATTCCTTTTAGCGTAGTCAAGGCTGGCAAAGCAGCCGTTGCTGGTGCAGCAGCTGAAGTAACCATCACAGACTCTGCTATTGTTGCTACCGACGTCGTCATCGTTCAAGTTCAGGCTTCCGCTAACGCCGCTCATGTGGTAAAAGTACTTCCAGGAACCGGCAGCGCGACTGTTACACTCAACGCAGTTCCGGGTGCTTCTACTCTTCAGTACATCGTCGTGAGAGCCCTGGCATAAGGAGCTCTCCTCTAGTTAGGACGGAGCTCTCACATGGCTAACGGCACAACACAAAGAACACGAAATCTAAGGTTGTTCTTGTCCTCCGGCCTGACCGCCGAGGCAAGAGCAAACCTTGAAATCATTGACCGTCTGGCGGACAATACCTTCATTGAGTCCACCGAGACAGTCACATTCCGTGCAAAAACAAATATAGTCCTGCAACCTGCGGCAGACGACCTGAACGGCGCTGCAGGGACAGGAACCGTTTCACTCGCGACGGCCAATAACAAGGCCGCCTCAATGGATTTCTGGCCAGTCACAGAAGCGACATTCCACGCACCTATCGTAGTCAACGAGAAGCTAGTCCTTACCACGACAAACTCGACTAAACAGACTCTGACGGTCAACACAGGCGCTGCAAACCGTATTCTATCTCTCGGCGGAGACCTCTCAACCTCCGGCAATCTATCAGTAACTAGCTCCGGTACAGCTAGTCTAACCGTCCTGCCAGGCACCCAGACGCTAGTCAACACTGACTTCGTCCAAACCGTGTCGAACAAGATAATCGACGGCTCTAACACGCTCGTCCTCACAGGCAAAGTCACAAACGCAGACGTTGCGACCGGAGCCAACATCGAGTACAGCAAGCTTAACCTTGCAAACTCTATCCGGGCCTCCGACTTCACAACCGCTGCAGGTCGACTCAGCTACAACCAGCTTGAGTTAACAGACTCTCTAAAGAACTCAGACTGGTCCAACGAAGTAGCAGACAAACTAGCTGGCACCAAGGTCGATACAGACTTCCAGACACAGGAACTCGTCACAACAGGTTTCATCTCGCTGCGTAACCCTGCGCAGTACAAGATTAAACTCAAGGCACCGAACACAACACAGAACGATTACGAGCTCGTCCTGCCAAGTAGTCCTGGTATCCAAGGCCAGGCTCTGGGTATGTTCCCGAGCGGAGCAAACCAGGTCGTCCTGGGCTGGATTAACACCTCAGCGACTATCCTCTCCGAAGGCCAAATCTTTATCGGGTCGGGCAACGGAACGCCAGTCGGTGTCAACATCGGCACAAACGCACAGTCGGAGCTCGCAGCCTCGGTCGTCAACGGTCTGGTCCTCAAGACCACCGCAGTCATTCCTGGTTCCTATGGCTCGGCTAGCGAAGTTACACAGCTATCTGTCGACTCCAAAGGCCGACTGACCGCTGCAGCCAGCGTTGCCATCGACCACGACGCCCTGTCAAACTTCGTCGCAGACGAGCATATCGACCACTCTGCAGTGTCTATCGACCCAGAGGCAAACGCAGGTCTGGTAGGCGGCGGAGACCTTACAGCTTCGCGCACACTGCGGGTCGACCCTACTGTAGCTGTGGCAAAGGCCCTGCCGGTCGGAGCCGATACAATCCTTCTGGCAGACTCGGCAGACTCCAACTCCCTCAAGAAAGCCACCCTGGCAGACCTTTCCTTCGCTATCGGTGTCCAGTCGTTCAAGGCCAATTGGTCTGACACAGACACAGACCCATTCGTCGTGACACACAACCTCGACTCGCTGGACACCATCGTGCAGGTCGTGGACACGGCCAACGGCGAGACCATCCTCATCGAAGGCGTGACCCGGACAGTAAACACAGTAACTCTGACCGCGCAGAACAAGCCCGCGACATTCACTTGGCGTGTGCTTATCCTCAAGGTCTGAATAACAGCTTGACTTTGTGTCCTTCTCTCTCGTAAAGTCGTCGGAGAGAAGGAGACCTCTGTGGTTACGAGCACTCCACGCACTAGAAATCTCCGCCTTTTTGTGTCGGATACCTTATCTGCCGAGGCTAAAGCGAACCTTTATGCCATCGACAGATTTGCTGAATTTCTGGTAAAACTCGCTCCGAAGCACATCTACGTCGGCGACGAATCCGAACAAATAGTCGAAGTAAATACCGAAACAAAGGGCGACGTTCTGGTCTCAGAAGCGGACGGCCTGACTCTTAAAGACGTTCGTCAGTCTATCTTCAGCTCGACCTCAGCCTCGGTGACTTTCGACATTACGGCAGACAAAAAGGGACGAATCACCGCTGTCGAGCCCAAGCCAATCGCTATCGCGGCCTCACAAATTACCGACTTCCTACAGGCCGTGGACGCCATCACCGGTGCAGACTTTATCGACGGAGCCCCGAACTTCACCCCGGAGACCAAAGGCCAAATCGTTATCGACAAGTCGGTCAATCCTCCGGTCCTCTACGTCTCGAAAGACAAAACCGGACCGTCCGACTGGATACAATTCCGGCCTGCCCCAACCGCCGTCAAAAAGAAGTTCACTATAACCTATCAAGATGTGGTCAATGGCTACATTACCCTGACTTCGACCGAAATTATTCGCGCATCGGTGACAGCCTACCTCGACCGTATCCTCCTTTTTGAGGGGACAGACGAAGACTATGAAATCTTTATAGCTCCCAACGGCGATGTCCGTCTTATTTTCAGCGATGCCTTGCGTGACTTTGACTATGTGGGAGAACAGTTTCGTATCTCCTACTGGACACCCTGACCCAGTCAGCTTATATTCTCCCTGCGCGGCCACTTTCGGCCGTCTACCCCACAGGAGAGACCTAGCATGGCATTACAGATTAAAGGTAAATTTATCCAGAGCGAAGCCATTGACGGCTCCAAGCTCAAACTTAAACAAGGCGAATCGCTCCGCGCCGTCGACGCCGACGGTACAGACATTGAACTCCTCAAAATTGGCCCCAACGGCGAAATCATTGCAAACGGCGACGAACTCGCTCTCGACGCAGACCTCGAGACCGAAAAAGCCAGAGCCCTTGCAGCCGAAGCTGCCCTTTCAGCAAGCATTGCAAGCGAAGCCGCTTCCCGCGTAGCAGGCGACGCTGCAGTCCAGGCCGCAGTCGACGCTGAGGCAGCAGCTCGTGCAGCCGCAGTCTCGGCCGAAGCAGCAGCCCGCGCTTCCGCTATCGCTTCCGAAGCCGCTGCTCGTTCAGCTGCAGACACTACCCTCCAGGCGAATATCGACGCCGAAGCCGCAGCCCGCGCCGCAGCTGTTTCTAGCGAAGCAGCATCCAGAGCAGCGGCCGACTCGGCTCTCTCCGCTCGTTTGGACATCGTTGAAGGTTCAGGCGAAGGCTCGGTAGCCAAAGCCGAATCCGACGCTAAGGCCTACGCCGACCAGAAAATCGCTGACTTGGTCAACTCTGCCCCTGCAGTCCTCGACACCCTTAAAGAGTTGTCCGACGCGATTGGCGGAGACCAGAACTTCGCAGCTACCATCGCAGGCCAAATCGGCGACGTTCAAGACAATGTAGACGCCGAAGAAGCCCGTGCATTGGCCGCTGAGCAAGCCCTCCAAGCAAACATCACAGCAGAAGAAACTGCACGTCTGGCTGAAGTTGCAGCTGAACGCGCTCGCGCTGAAGCCGCTGAAGCTGCGCTGTCCGCATCTATCTCAGCTGAATCCAACGCTCGCTCTGCAGCCGTCTCCGCAGAGGCTGCTGCTCGCTCTGCAGCTGACACTGCACTCCAAGCAGAAATCGACGCAGAAGAAGCTAGAGCTCTCGCAGCCGAAGCTTCCTTGCAGTCAGCCATCACTGCCCTCCAAGGCGCAGTTGGCCAGGACCTCAGCGATGCTATCTCCGACCTTGAAGATGCAGTGGAAGCAGAAGAAGCTCGCGCTCTTGCAGCCGAAGCCGCTCTCCAGTCCGAGCTCGACGCTGAAGAGGCACGCGCTGCGGCCGCAGAAGCAGCACTCGCACAAGACATCGCAGACGAAGAAGCAGCACGCATTGCTGCAGTCTCTGCAGAAGCTTCGGCTCGTGCAGCTGCAGTCAGTGCAGAAGCCGCTTCCCGTGCAGCCGCAGTTTCCTCACTCGAAGCTAGCATTGCTTCCGAAGAAGCTGCTCGTATCGCTGCAGTCTCGGCTGAAGCGTCCTCTCGCGCCGCTGCAGACGCTGCTATCGAAGCTGACTTGGCCTCTGAAGAAGCTGCTAGAATCGCAGGCGACGCCGCTACTCTGGCTTCTGCTAATACTTATACCGACAGCCAAGTGGCCGCACTTGTTAACTCCGCTCCGGCTGTTCTTGATACACTCAAGGAACTTGCCGATGCTATTGGCGGCGACGCGAACTTTGCTTCGACACTCGCTGGCCAGGTTGGCACTGTCCAGGCTAACCTCGACGCAGAAGAAGCGAGAGCCCTGGCTGCAGAAGCTGCACTCGACGCTGCTATTGAAGCTGAAGAAGCGGCACGCATTGCTGCAGTCTCGGCTGAGCAAGCCCGCGCAGAAGCCGCAGAAGCCCTGAAGTTGCCAAAGGCCGGCGGAGAAATGTCCGGCGAGTTGGTAATGAACAACGCCGACCTCAAGGTGAAAAATCCTTCCGGCCAGGTCGTTGCTCATTTTGACGCTTCCGAGTCCAGCGCAGTCTTCGGCTACGCTAGCCCAGACACTCTCTCGACAGAGATGGCAGGCGGAGCAATCAAGGTCGAAGCAGGCGTAAACCTCGGCGGAGCTCAGACCTTCATCGGTGCAGGCTTTATCAATCTCCAGGAAAGCAACGGCTCTGCCGCAATGCCTACCCTGGCTAAGCATGCAGCTCCCAAGGCATACGTTGACCAGGAAGTCGCAGCTGAAGCCGCAGCCCGTGGTGCAGTCGACAGCGCGCACAACTCGCGCATTGCTGCTCTCGAAGCGAAGGCATTCCAGAAGTTCAGCAAGCAGCTTACATCGACAGACATCGCTAACGGCTACGTCAACCTCCCGCACCTCATCGAAGAGAAGTCCTCGATGGTTGCAGTCGGTCGTCTCTTGGCTCACGAAGGCGCAAGCTTCGACTACACCGTGTCGACCGTAGGCGGAGTTTCCCGCATCACCTTCCTGAACTCGCTGGTTGCAGGCGGTGAAGAAGCTTTGGTTGCTGGCGACTACGTCTTTGTTCAGTATCGCGCGTGAGCCGTAGGCTCCTGCGCTCAGGGGGATTCTGACGAATCCCACAGAGCCTAACGAATGAACGGAGTGGGACGACCGCAAGGGAGTCCCCTGACGAGTGAGGAACGAACGACCGAATGGCTTTCTTAGACGGGTTCGCAAGAAAACTGGGCGTGCTGGAGTACAAGGGAACGTGGAACGCCACGACCAATGTACCCGCACTCTCGCATGCGACCGGCAAGAAGGGCCAGTACTACATTTGCTCGACAGCCGGAAAGGCCTTCATGGAATGCGAGTCAGGCGACTGGCTCCTTCATAACGGCTCCCAATGGCAACGCCTCGACATGATGGACAAGTCCTCGGTCGCTCCGGCCTCGACAGTCTACGAGTCCAACGCTCAGGTCTACGCCGACGGCGCAGTCCCGATTGCCGACCCGAAAGGCCGCGAAGGCTGGTACTTCAAAAACGCTAGCCAGGGACAGAAAATCAATTGGTACTTCTTTAGTTATACACAACAAACCGTGC